AATCAAATAGAAACACATCTATCGAACCTATTAATACAGAATTTATACGCTATCGTACTGAAAAAGATGGTAGTGGTAATGATACTAGCTCTCAATGGTGGGTACTAGGTAATGCAGATAAAGTCTATAGAGCAGCTGTAGCTGATGGTACTTCAGGTTCTTGGGCCACAGTAAATACTTATTCTACCTATGGTAGTGAGATGACAACAAATGGTTCACTTGGTACTAGTTCAAATTGGACATTTGGTACTGGTTGGTCACTTGTTAGTCCTGAATCAGGTTCTCCTTATGCTCTATATACCACAGGTTCAGGAACTGGAGCATTGACTCAAACAAATGCTAATATGGCATCTAGTCTTGAAAAAAATAAAATATATAGATTGCAATTTACTATCACTGATGCTTCATCTCCTGGTAAAGCAGGCATTGAGATTAAAAATTCAGCATTAACAGAGACTTATGTAGCAAGAAGAGATTATGGTATAACAACACATACAGTATATTTTTCACCCAAAGAAAGTAGTGGTGGTATTGGTTTTTTTGCCCAAGCAGCAGATGGAGGTCAAACAGTTACATTTAGAATAAATAATGTTACTATAAAAGAATTTCCTAGTCACGACCTTTTAGTACATAATCAAATACTTAGAATCAGCGATGGTTCCTTTTTAAATGACCCTAAGTGGTATGGACATATTAAAAGAAATGTTTTTGGTCAAGGTATTACTCCTTTAACACATTACAGATTTAGAACACCACCGATGGCCGCAGCAGTCAATGCTTGGACATTAGAAGATACAGAATTAACACCTCCAACTGTAGTTCCATTACAGCACGCTTTTGATCAGGAAAATGCAATCGATGCAGCGAATGAAGTAGGTATCTTTGTCTATTTTCCAACCACTGATGATTTCAAATTAATTGATGATGCTGCTGCAAATACATTTAGCAGTAAAGATAAATACACAGTTACATTTATTTATGATTATGTACAGGAAAGTGAATTAGGCAGAGATACGCATGGTGATATAGGTGTTTTTTCACAAAATGCTGTTCAATCTAATCGCTGTCCTGGTATTCAATTAGTTGTTGATACAGGTGGTTCTCTTGCTAATTGGAATAAAAGAATCACTGGTATTAATTTATATTGGCAACCCGAAGATGATGTTGATTGGTATTTAGTAACTACTTATGATGTTCAAGATGGTTTTTCAGATGACCCAAGAGCTAAAGATTCATCAACAGAGTCAATTATTCGTGGCAGTATTACAGCTACATCAAACAATGGTAATTGGATTCCTTGTTTAGAACCTTATGGTGCTACATCAAATGATACTCACGATTTACACAATACTTACAGTAATTATAGTGCAACAGTTTTAGAAGGAGCTACTAACTGGTCTAATGCTTCTAGTTTTGCTGCAGACAAAGCAGTTATTGTTACAACAACTGATATAACCAGTAATACTTTAGCTTTGTTTTCAGCAGAGTTAGAAAAACCTACAACATATATTGCTAACATTAAAAGCATTTCTTCTGGAGACTTAACTACTGGGCCTACTTCAGGTATCGCAGTGAATTGGGGTAACTGGAGGGGTGAAGGATATGCACAATGGGCCAATGATATTGATTTAAGTGCTTTTACTGCTTTTGTATGCACTGTTTCTACAGATAAAGTAGCTACTTGGTATTTACCAAACGATGGATTAAAACTTGCTACCTACAACTCACTTACAGGTAGAGCTGCAGAAACTAGATTAAAACCAATTAAGTGGAATACAGCAGCAGTAGTTGGTAACAAAGCGTTTTACGCAAATATAGATTTTAAGGACGAGAATGATCAAACAATTCGTGAAAAGAATCGCATTGTCTTTACTGATAACTTTAAGCTCGATGAGGCCGTGGTGGGAACAAAGTTTCTTGATGTTGGTAAGAATGATGGGGATGAAATAACTGCTTTACATTCTGCACAGAATAGATTATATGTATTTAAAACAAGAAACATATATGTTTACAGAATACAAAGCGCACAATCAGTAAATTTTATTTTAGAAAAACATATAGCAGGGATTGGATGTTTACATAAACATACAGTGATAGATACACCTTTTGGTATTTGCTTTGCTGATAATAGACAAGTAAGTCTAATGCGTGGTACAGAAATATCAGAATTATCTTTATTAATAAGAGATACATATCAAGCATTAGACCTTCACCCAAACTCTGGAGGATTATCTTTAGGTTATCATGCTAACATTAATACACTAATTGTAAATTATGATTCTACAGCTACAATGTATGCTTATAACTTTGATACTCAGTCTTGGTCAAAGTTTGATGATTTTACAGGGACTTTTCAAAGTCAATTTGTATTGTCAGATAATCAAGAATTGCAAACATTTAATACTGGTACTACTAAGGTAACAAATGTATTTAGTAGCACTACAAATGATTCAACATCTACAATGCTACTCAAAACAAAAAGGTTTGACTTTGGATTGCCAGATCAATTTAAACGCTTTACTAAACTACATATCACTTATAAAGGTAGTGGTACTGGAACTGCCATGTCTTATAAGGTGTATATAGATGGTAGTGATACAGCATCTATAACTCAAGAAATGGTTGAACATACTACATTGCAAACACATTCTACTATTATTAATGAACTAGGTAAAAGCATTGAGATTGAGATATTTGGAGTAGAAAGCAATGTTCGTATCGATGGTATTGAAATTGACTATGATATAGAGGGGGGTAATCCATAATGGAAGAAACTATTGAAACACTTACTGATGGTAAGCAAGATAAGATTTTTAACCTTAAACAAGGATTTTTTAGTCCTCAAGAAGGTAAAGACACAGATATTGGAATATGCACTAAAGAAGGGAAGTTTTACTTAGCAGTAAAGCTAAACGAAGAGTGGCATTTCTCAGAAATTAAAAAAGCAAAGGATTTGTAAAATGGATGAACAACAATTACGACAACTTATAGCTGAATATGAAAGTTCAGATAGTGCAATTAAAAGATCTTTAGTACCTACTTTTAAAAATCAATTAAGACAGTTATTACTTGGTACACCTACTGAAGGTGTAACAAGAGACCCTGCTACTGGATTATATACTACTGCTGATGGTAAGACATATGAAACTTTATCTCAAGCAGAAGCTGCAGCAAGAGCTATTTCTACAGAAGAAGAAAGAGCTAAAGAGCTTGAAGAAACAAGAGGTGAAGCACAAGAACAACTTGGAGAACTTGAACAACTTATTCAAAGGTCTGCTAGAGCGCAAAGACAAATGGCTGAAAGAGTTGGTGCTAGACAAACAGGACAACTTATGAGTCAATTAGAGCGTAGTATTCTAGGTGCAGGAGGAGAAGCTCAGGCATTAGAAGCTCTTGCTCCTGGTGTTCAAGAAAGAGCAGAAAGAAGTTTATTAGATAGGCTTACAGGTATAGAAGCGCAAACTGCAAAACAATTACAGCAAGTACCAAGACTTGGTTTACAACAAGCTACTACGATGGCTCAACTACAACAGCAACAGCAAAGAATTAGTGATGCAATGGAAAGAGCAAGAATGAGTCAAGAGTTAGGTATAGCTCAGTTAGAAACTGAAAGAGCAAGAACACAAGCAAGGCTAGACCAACAACCAGAATGGTGGGAAAGTATCTTAGGTGCTGCAGGTACAGCGATCGGAACTGCAGTTGGTGGCCCAGTAGGTGGAGTTCTTGGTGGAGCATTAACAGGTGCATTTACAAGGCAACCTGAGCCTACTACCACAATAGGTTCAAGTCCAGTAATATATGATAGTTTTTAGGAGATAAATAATGGCTTTTAAATTTAAAACAAAGAAAAGACCTACAGCAGCTCAAGCATTTGCAGGTGGCTTTGGTCAAGGTGTAAGTGCAGGATTGCAAAGAGGTGCAGAACTTAGTTTGCAGGATAGACTCAATAAAAAGAAAGAGTTTGAAGATTTTACTAAAGGTTTGCCTCAGTTAATTAATTTAGCAGGATTAGAAGGTGATGAATATAAAGCAGCTCAAGAAGCTCAGTTTATGATTCGTAGAGGTGATATTAAATCAAGAGATGCTTTTACTAGCTTTTTAGATGGTAAAAGTCCAGGTTTAAGTAATCGCTTATTAGGTGCTACTGAACCTAGAATTATCGGATCGCCTTCTACTGGGTATGTTGAAATAAGAAGAAGAGCAGGGAAAATTGAAAAAACACCTATTATAGAAGCAGCTCCAAAAACAGAAACAGAAGCACAAAAAGAATTAGCTATTACTCGTCAAATAAATCAAGAAAAATCTATTCAATCATCTGCAGAAAAAACTATTAAGATGCTAGAAGAGAAAAAAGAAAAATTTGAATTTAGTAAACAAATGGAAGGTCAAGTTTATGCTGAGCCATTTACAGAAGAGGATCAAGTTGTTCTTGATAAAGCTAGATCTGAATATAATAGAAGTTTAGATAGAATGACTAAAATCG